ATTCTAAAATACAAAACTCTCCTGCCATATCTGAACTGAAGTTAATAACTCCTGCTTTTTTATTTATTTTAAATGTAGGATTAAAGTTTGCAGTCTCAGTATTTAATCCGTACTGAGCTCCTATACCGTAATCAAAATACCAACTACCATCTACACAATACCCCTCTCTATTGTTATAAGGGCTTTGCTCGTTAAGGTAAATACTTTTTTTAGTACCTTCTATCCTTTGCAGGTCAATCGTTGATGTAGATGGCTTTAAAATGTTTCCATCATGGTCAAATAAAATCCTGCAAGTATTATCTTGAAGGTATGCATCACTCCAATTGGTTTGAATATTTTCAGTAAGCGGTCTAAGAACTCCGTCTTTATATAAAGATATTCTCACCCAATTTACATAATCTGGAGGTAAAACAAATCTTAGTGTGTCACACACTTCTAGTTCTAAAATCTTAAGCTCTTTAAATGCGTCATAATTTAGTTCTTGTATAGCTCTCTTCGCATGAAATAAAATTCTATACCTTTCTTCGTTATTTACTAAACTATGATTGCCAGAATACATCAACATAAAATTATTAACTATGTCATATAAACTTACATATTGATATGAACCCCAGTTAGCATCTTCTGTATGAGGGTTTCCTGTATTCTCGTAATATTGATATTCTGTTAAGTACGCCATTATTTCTGATTTTGTTCTTCTCTCATATCCATTGATTGCCCAAACTGGATTGCTTGAACTTCTCTAATCGACATTCCAGCATATTGTAGTATTTTATTTACTAATGTTGGCTCATCTTCTAAGGGTAATTCAAAATCCTGGTATAAAGAATCTGATTGATTAAAAGATGGTTCACCTCCAACTAGCTGAGCATAAGTCCACTTAGGGTCTTTAGGATATCGTATATACTGACACAAGATTCTGCCAGCTGATGTCTCTCCAGAATTTATTACATTTACACCCCATTGAAAGTTCTCAGGATATACCTGTATTACTGTTCCATTCTGTGAATATGCTGGAAACAATTCTGTAGGTTTTGTTAAGTTAGACATATTTAGTTGTGTTATCTTTTTGTTTGTTACTTTTTCACATTCATTTACACCTTGTCTAGCGCTTAAAATTGTGTACTTAACCCCTGCGTTTGGAAAAATATTATTATCTAATATCAAGGTGTCGGTAGCTGATGGGGTTAAATACCTAACATTAGCTGTATCTCCTGTAGTTAAATTAACAACAACATCACCTGGCTGAACTCCTAATGCAAAAAAGTTTTTAGTATTATCAACTAACTCTTGTGTAAATGATAATGTATTAGTGCTGTTATCAACTAAGTATCTTGTTAGTAGTAAAACTTTATTTATTAAATAATAGTCAGAGCTTGTGGTAGCTACTGTAGGGACACTGTAAGTAGATGTTGCAGAAGGTGAAACAATAACCTCACTAGCTCCATTTAGATATACAGGCACAAGAGTTTCTTGCTCTGAAAATATTTCTATAGCATCCTCATAAGTTTGTTTTATATCTGCCAATCCCACTCCTGATTGCCTAGCATTCTCTTTAGTTATCTGATAATTATATTGATAAAAATAATCTTCAAAAATATCTAGCTGTGCTTGCTTGGCATATAAATTAAAATCACTAGGAGTTATATACCCATAGTTGTTTTTATTAAGAACCGACAGTACAGTTTCTCGTACTGAATTTATTATGCTCATCTGTTATTTTATTTACCACAAAGATAAGCAAAAAAAAAGAGGATGCATTTCTGCAGCCTCTTCTTGGTTGGTCGGAGTAATCAGCTCCTTTATTATTATGAACACTTCTATTGCAAAAGTAATAATTATTTTTTGTTATCCAAGTTTTTTTCAAGAAATTTTAATACATCAATACCCTCATCAGATTGTAGATAGCTTGCAATTACATAGTAAGGGTCTTCTCCAAAGGGAAGATTAAGCATTCTCTTTTTATTCTTATCTGTATTAAAGTATACATCCTTCTTGTTATTTTTAAATATTAATACCTTATGAGCGAAAAACTCCTGGACTTTAGAGTTTAATTTTAACCCAGGGTCTTTTACAGCTCGCAAGAAAAATTCTGGTTCTTGCTCTGCGTATATTAATATATCTCTTCTTAATTCAGAAGAGGTGGTTCTAGAAACATCTGTGTTAAATAAAACTCTAGCTAAAGCTTCTACTTGGTCAATGTCTAATTGACGTGCTTCTATAAGAGCGTCTACTCTAGAATTTAAAACATCCATTTCTTTCTGAGCATCTTTCTCAGTATTAACCTCAACGAACTTGTTTCCATTCATTGGGTGATAATGTAAGAATTCCTGAAGGGTTGGATTTGTTCTTGGTACAGATAAAAATCCATCTTCAAAAACAATTGGCTCTATAATAGCATTACCATCCTGCTCATCTTCAAATGGGCTTTTTTGGTTTCTTGCATATCGTAAGGCTCTGTTAGTTCCTGTACCTTCATCAAAGTACATTAAAGGATATCTTCTTGAGTTTCTAGTTGGCAGCATAAAAGAAAGTGGCGCTGCGTCTTTTGTAAGTTTATAGGTCTTATTGACCAATACATTTTTTTTCATTTGATTATAATTTAGATTTAATAAAAGTAATAATTACCCTCGTCACAATAACGAGGGTAATAATTACATATTTAATTTATGATTGGAAAATCACAAAGTTGTTTGCACCCATAGTACACACACATCTTTCAGATAGGAAGTTTACTTCCATAGCATCTAAATCAGATGTTGCTGCACCACCAGCTGAACCTGTAATCCAAGTCTTGTACTTTCTGTCTTCAGTTTCAGAAGCTCTGTAACGTACATGTAAGAAAGGACGCTTAGCATTCTTTCCAAGGATTTGGTCATAAACAGTTGTAGAACCTGCTGGTACTAACAATCCATTTACAGCTCCAGTTCCAGTTAAACCACCACGCATAGTTGGGTCGTTTAAGTATTTCCAGTCAGACTTGTAGAAGTCATATCCTCTACGGAATCCAGTGAATCCAAGGTTTAATGCCATCTCTTGGTCGTTATCAAACAAACCATAAGAAGTACCATTAGCACCTACTTGAGCAGAACCGTTAAGCTCAGCTAACATGTCATCAATGTCAAATCCAAACTGTCTGTTTAAGAAAAGTACGTTTTCTTCAATCGCACCTTGCTTATCTAAACGAGAAATGATAGTATCGAAATCTGCTAGTGCAGTTGGGTTACCACCTGCCCATACATTTCCTCTATTTTCTACTGCATGGAATACACCTTCAGAACCTTTGTTCCCTACGTCACCACCTGCAGCAATTGCTCCAGAACCTGCTTCTGCTGGTACTGCTTCAATCATTGATGTCTCTAAGTAATCATCAAAACGTAAACGAGTTTCGTGCTCAGACTTCAAGTACCATAAGTATCCTGAAGCTCCGTTCTCAGTAGTCACTTCAATCCATCCGATTTGTGCCATATCAGAACCTGATACTGCATACTTATCTTTGATGATGATTGGAGAGTTGTCGAAGATTTCATCTTCAGCCTCTAAAGAACCTTGCATTCCATTGCTTCCTTTTTTGAATTCAGAACCATAGATAAAGATAGTTGCATCAGCATTACCTGCTCCTGTACCACCTGTATAACCTGCAGCATTGTAGAAAGCTACACTAATCTGGTTAGCGTTCAATCCTCCTGCAACACCTACTGCTGTTACAATTCCTTTGAATTCTCCTGAACCGTCATTGTTAGTAACAACTAAAGTTTGACCTACACGAATAGCAATAGTTCCAGCTGTTAAGCCTGTTGCAGCTCGGTCTGGTACTAACGCATCGTTAATATCAAATATTACGTTGTCTCCAGCAACTACTGCTCCTGTACCAACTTGTGTATATTTAGTGTGTAGTCTTCCTTGCTCTGCCCACTTTACTAAGTCTGAGTTACTTGGTAATTCAGCTCCTACTAAACGTAAGAAAGAAGAGATAGTTCTATTACCATAACGCTCGAATTCTTTTTCATAAGTGTCTGGTAAATACTGATTCAAAAAGTTGAAATCAGTAATGTAATTTGTAGCCAACGGCACTTGTTGTGGTGCTGGCTGTAGCGCAAATCCTGGTCCTGCTGGCACAGTATTTGGCCCTAATAATTGTCCTGCCATTTTTTAAATTTTTAAAATGTTGTTAATTTTTTCTTTTAATACTCTTAATTTTTAAACCCCTCCCTTCGCTTGGATTGATTGCACGAAACTGAGTTCCTCCTTTAGAAGTAACTTCAGGAGCAGAACGTGTAGACATATTGATGTTTTTCATCTTTCTAGTTACATCGTC